TGCAGAGGTAGGCAGACAGTCACAAGTTGTAAAAGATCAGTTCCAGCAACAGCGTGAACAATTGGGACGTATGTTCGCACTCAACCCCGGAGCTGAAGGGCAGATGCAACGGCGATTTGAGCAGCTTGCCGGTGAAGAAGCTCGCGCTCTTAATCAAGTTGATGCCAGTGTTCGTGCAGCGGCTCGGGATGAAGCTCGGGCAAACCTTGCATCGTTGACTGGGCTACAGGAATCTCGTGAACGTGCCGCCTTAGCTGGTACAGAGTTAGGCTTACAGGCCGCGCAACAAGCACAGCAGTTCGTGACCGCCGAAGAAGAGTTGGGCCTTAAAGAGCGTGGCGTTGGATTAGAAGAGGCCACGATATTTGGTGAAGGCGAGGGCGGTAGGCAGACCCTTGGTGCTGAATTGGGCCGGGGACAGGCTGAGTTGGCCGGGCAAGCTCAACGAGCAGGACAGGAAATGGAAGCGGCTGGTTTAACCGGGCGTTACCGTGGGATGGAGACTCTTGGCGGTCAACAGCAGAGGCTTGAAGAGCAGCGACTGGAGTCGCAGACGGGCCTTGAGGAACAGCGACAAGAGTTCACTGAAGAGATGGGCAGGCAACAGGCTGGCCTTGCTGAAGCTGAGATGTTTGGTGGAGAGGGCGGTGCTACTGCCGCAGCTCTTGGCGTTGATGTCTCAGGTATCCAAGATGCTGCTCCCGGGTCACCGGATGCAGAAATGGAGAGACAGCAGGCTGCTGGTCAGTTGAGACAGGCTTTCAATGAGCAGTTTGGCAGGGACCCATCCGATACTGAGATAAATTCATTAATGTCCGGCGGTGACGCTGGTGGTCGTCAGACGATGGCGAAGCAGCAGTTGCAGCAGCAGGGATCGCAAGCACAGGAAGAGCTTAGGCTACAGGGCAGAGGTCAGACAATTGCGGAGCGCAGTGACAAACGCCGTATGGACCTTGAAGAAAAGGGTCTTACCCTTGAGCGGGATCGGATGGATCAGACCAATGAGCAGTTTAACTCTGAGCTGGGTCTACAGTCTGAAAAGATGGGGCTGGAGAGGGAGCAAGTAGAGCATGCGATGGCCATTTCAGACAAGGCATTTGAGCAAAAGTCTTATGAGTTTGAGCAGAACTTTGGCGCACAGATGAGGCAGATGGGCCTTGACGCCACGCAAATGGCAGAGAATGTCAGGCTACAAGATGAAGAGCGTCTCTCTCGATACGGACACTTGGGAGCAGAGCTTGGCCTTGACGCACAGAAGTTTGAGCAAGCCGTAAGGCAGAGCGACGAAGCACATGCATTTTCCGTTGCCGAGGCGGCTCGTGAGTATGGGCTCAACGAAAGAAAGACGGCACTGGCTGAAGACGAAATAGAAAACGACATGCTACTGAAAGGCAAGTCGCAAGAGGCGCCAATCCTTGATGCAGCGAAAAGGCACAACCTTGACTACGACAAGTTCAAAGAGGCCCGTAGGCAGTGGCAGTCGTCCTACAATGATCAAGAAGAACAGATGGCCAAAGAGTGGGGCGTTCGTCAGGAAGCTTGGAAGATAACAAAGAGAACCAACGAGCGTCGCGAGGCGCAGATAGACTCTTATTGGACTGGGTTTATGTCCAAGGGAGGGGTTCAAAAAACAATCAGGGCCGCATCTATTATAGAGGATATGGGACTTAACGAAACCAAAGAAAACCTTAGAACAAATCACACCACGTATATGCCTCCAGAAGGATTTGTTGATCCCGCCGGAGATCCTCAGACGTTAGTGGATAGCGGCAGTCAAAACATCCTTGACGCTTTAGGTGCTGGCCTCACAGGGATGAACGACCAGAGGATACCTCGGGATTCATTTTCCGAAGGGGACACGGATGATGCAGGGAATGTAGCACAGGGCTTGACATTTACCGGCGGTAAAAAGAGTCTCGACCTTAGTCAAATAAAGGCTTTGCAAGCCGGTAAATCTATACAGGTGCAGGTAGACTATGACGATAGAACCCACAAGATTATCCGGGGATCAGGGGACCCGGGCGATTCAAGATATGAGCGGGAGGATCGGGAGGAAACTCGTTTTGAAAGAAAAACAAGGACGATAACAATCCCCCCTTCTAATCAAGACCTCTATGACGCGCAGATAGAGGAGAGCTACGGAGCCCCTGATAATGAGAAGATAAGGCGGCATCTGATTAATAAGTATCCAACGATTTCAGACAGTCAGGTTGACAGAGTTCTTGGCGGCTATGCCGTTGAATTTGCGCCCGGTCCAGCGAATTGGTTCGACGATTTTAAAGCTGATGAAAGAAAAGAAATAAGCTCTTTCCTTGCGGGGGTCAGCTACAATCCTCCGGCAAAGGGTCCGGGCTTCTGGGGTCAAATGGGTAACTTTGCCGGGAAGGCTGCTGTTGCCATTGCTGGTAGCGACAGGGACATCAAGGAGAACATCGTAAGAGTAGGAGCTTCGCCTTCTAGTCTGACGATATATCAATTCAACTTCCGTGACGGCTGGGGTCCTCCCGGTACGTATCGCGGCGTGATCTCAGATGAGATACCGCGTCATGCCGTTATGCCGGGCGCGATGCGCGGACGTGATATGGTAGACTACAATAAGATTGACGTGGACATGACGAGGGTTAAATAATGGCCATTTTACGGGCAATGCAGGATTTTGGAACTGGGTTTTTCGAGGGTGCGGCAGAGCAAATAGATCCCACTATGCAACGTCGTGCCGAACGACAGGCAGCAGAAGAAAAGCGAAATTGGCAGACAGAACAAACTGACATAGCACAAGCTCACGATTATATAAAGACCGCCGTTGACCCTTCTCAGTTGGATTCTATGATAGAGGAGTATGGTGCAGATTCTGACATTGGGTCACGGGCATTGTCCAGACAAAAAGGGCTTTGGAATGTCAGAAATCGGACTCTGGCAGATGACTACCGGTCACAGGCAAATGCGAATCTTTCGGCTGGCAAGACCATCATCGCAGAATATTTTATGGGTGAGGCTGATAGGATTGAAGCAACAGAGCCGGGGTTTGGTGCAGCTCCCAGTGATGCAGAAAGCCGCTCAGTTGCCTATGAGGGACAAATAAACTCCGACAGGAACAAAAAATCTGAAGATACTTTTTGGGCTCAAGTGGGGGGTCCTTTGATTTCAAATATGCTGGCAGATAACAACCCGAAAACTCGTGGTGAAAAGTTGAACGCACTGAAGAAAATGCTTCACGCTTCGGGAAGAGGTGGACAGGCTGCTATGATAGATCTATGGGATGCGAACATAGGGCATGTACAACAAGTAGATCCCTTACAGCTATTTAAGCTGGTAGAAGAACAAACCTTGAACATGCTGGACTTTATGGATGTTTCAGCCGACGCTGATGATTTCCCGGAACAATACGCGAAGATTCGTGCGGATGTGATGCGCCGCCTACAAGAGGCGAATATTGTGGCTCCACCAGATATTAATGTGCAAGCAAGCACAGTAATCACGTCCCTTAAAGACAAGGGTCGGGATGGTCAGATACAAGCGGTTGTTCATGCGAAAGCGAAAGGCCCTGAGAATGCCGAGCTTGCACGGATCATTCAAGAGACGTACAACATTACTGAAGACGAAATAAATGCATGGACCCTAAAACAGCAGGGATCTCAATACTATGATCCTGAACGATTTAGGGAAGAACATCCACTGGGTGGAGGTATAATGGGTCAACCTCTCTTAGCCCCATTTATGCCTACTGGCCCGGACGATCCAAAAATAAAAGCGATGGAACAAGCTCAAGAACAAATGGGTTACTCATTCCCGTAAGGTAGACCATGCCATTAACAGGTAGGGATTTTACAAGTACAGAGCTTGAATATTTAAACGAGCTTGCTGGTTCAATGGGTATGGAGCCCCTGCCGGGCTTTAAGCCTGCGGGTCAATTGCCCGGGTTAAAATCTTCTTGGGGTGAGGACTTTGAGGACCCTGCCGCTGCTATGCCGTTTTTCCCTACCAGCGAACTCATCAGTCAGCCCAATCCCGGGTTCACGCAATCAGATATTTCTCCGAGTCAAAGAAGAGCTTTTAAGGGGGCGCAGACTGAAACAGATCGCCTTCTTCATAAGCTTACGCAAGAGGGAAGACTTGCTGAGGCAGCACAGGCCGTGGGAGAAACCAAGCCTTCGGTGTTCCAAACTGCCTTCCAAGGTATTTCGGACGTGCTACAGATCGGACAGTTTACCACTGTAGGCATTGTTGATGAATACATAAAGACAGAAGATTGGGGTAAGGCCATTGAGCAGGGGGGCACTGAATTTATTAATGCTCTTCCGGGGATTGAACTGGAGGGAGCGAGAAGGCCGGGATGGTCAGATGTCTTAAAGCAGACAGAGGTGTTTGGGGGGAGTACCACAGGGCGATACACAGCGGCAGGACTCGGTTTTCTTATGGACGTTATGCTTGATCCTACGACATACACCGGATTTGGAACCGTCAAGCTTCTCAACGCCGCCCGAAAGGCAGGGGGGGCTCCTGCATTAATAGACTCCCTTGCACGTAGAGGAGTGCCTCTTTCACAAGGATTTGGTGAAAAGTTTATTCCCCATTTTTTAGTTAAGCAGTATGGGGTAAGGGCAGGGAAAGAAGCCCAAGAGTTACTTGGCAAAGAAGGCCCGGAAATAGTTCAGTCCTATCTTAACAAAAAAGCAGGATTCTTTGCTGAGGTCGATCAAGGTTACGTGCAGGTCCAAGAAGTTGCGGCGAGCCTTGCCGCCAACATGACTACTGACCAGCGAATAATGTTCACACTCTTCCTTGATCAAGGCGATGAAAAGTTCAAGGCGATCATTAAGAGTCACTTGATGGAAAAGGGTGTCAGTGATCGGTACGACGAAGTCATAGAAAAGGCTGATGAATTTCGTGATGCATGGGCAAAATTTGCGGACGATGAAGTAGGGGCAGGGGCTCTTTCGCAGAGCGTGGTACGTGAATGGGATAAGTATGCACCGGCGCGTGACCCTCTTACCAAAGGGTCTGTTCGAGCATGGAAGGAGTTTATATCAGGGAAGAATTCAGACGATTACATGAATCTCGATGATATAAGAAGAATAGACCCCGATGCCGCCAATAAGTTTGCGGAAAACACAGGCTTGCTTGGCACAGATGTGCCGACCTTCGCTCGTTCTAAGGTGTACAATAATATTATTGAGCGCGTTGTGGCAGGTCATCCCGTCGAACTGGATGTAGTAAAAGCCACAACAAAGCGTGGGATGGAATCTGTTCGTGCTGTTGCTACTCGTGGATTTGTTAAGTCCACTTTGGATGACCCCACTATAGTCAGGAAGTTTGACAAGGCAGAGGGCGGTGCGCTGTTCAAGGACGCAGGGAAGGTTGCCGAATTGGAGCGCAGGGGGTATGCCATAATGCACCCTCGGACGCTTAAGCAGTATCAGAAGAAAGAGCTTGATGAAATAGGAGAGAATGGGATCTGGGCTGATTTACTTGCTGATAATCCCGGGGCAGTTATAATGCCCAAGCCTATTTATGAAGATCTTGTCAAGATGAACAGGTTTATGAAAGACGAAGACGATATGATGCAGGGCTTCTTCAAGGGCTTTGCGGCGGTACAGGGTATATGGAAGGGGTATGCTCTTCTTAGCCCCGGGTACCACCTGCGAAATCAGTACAGTAACGTCTTTCAGAACTGGCTGGCTGGAGTTACCAACCCCAGACGGTATGCTATGTCTATGGCCTTACAGGCAAAGGGCACGGCGAACCTTCCTCTTGTTGTCAGGGAGGGAGTGGAAACTCTATTGGGTGGTCGCTTGGGGATGGATGACACTTGGATTACTGTCGCAGGTAAAAACTGGACAGGCAACGATCTTAGTGCAACCATCAACGGCAAGGGGATATTTAACTCAGGGGCATTCACCAAGGATCTGGTTACAGACATTGAAACCCACATGCTTACGAGCATGGAGCGTGGGATTAAGAAAGCCAGCTTTGATCATGTGGCCAAGGGAACCGAAGCCTTTAAGAGAAAGCTACTGGCAACAGGCATTGATGAAGACCAAGCCGAAGCAACAACAAGGATATGGGACGTTGCAGCTAAAACGTGGGCAATCCAGAATGAGAAGTCTGTTGATGATTTCTGGAGGCAGTATGGTCCTGAGGTCCGGTATAGCAACGCCGACGACTTCCATCCAAGTGGGTACACTTTATACTCAAAGGTAGGTAAGGAGCCGCCTGAAGTTTTCAGGACAGCTCCCCTTGATGCGCCCGATCTGCCACATGGCAGCGTGGAAGATGGGCTATATGAAATCTTCCAGAATAATCCATCTCCCACTGCTGATATGCTGCGTAAAGCTTTGGGTGCTCCACGCAGAACCTTTGATTTGCGTCGGACGAAATCCCGAGAGGCTAAGGAAGAGCTTGGCGAAGCTATTGAAGGTGCCTACAGCGAGACTGGAATCAGACACGAGCCGTGGTCGTGGGACTTCCGAGACCTACGGGAGATTCTAAGCTATGCCCTAAAGCATGGTGGGAATGAGTATCAGTGGTATAAGAACTTTGGGAAGAATGTAAGCGAGGCTGTTGGCGAAAAGAACATGGCAGAATTTTCGGGGGTCTACTCAATTACTTCTGCCAGAAGTGACCTTGAGTCAAACTTTCTACATACCATTGGTATCATGCGAATAGCGCGTGAGATGTACCAAGAGTTTGGCGAGTTCAATGTAAAGGAATTTCAGACGAGGCTTTCTCGTTATACCGATGTTGAGAAGTACAACGAAGCAAGGAGGGCCGAAGGTCTGCCCGGTCTTCAGAAGGGTGAAGTAGTGGAGATAGAAGGGGGCAGACCTCTTACCCTTGACAGGGAAATTTTAGACGCGAGAAAAGGAAACAATTTACTGGACGGCACAACGACAGATCGCGCCTTGGGCATCACGAAAGATATGGAGAAGAAGATCATAGAACTCTATAAGAATGCCCACTTTGACGGCGACATGAAAACCATAAGCTTTGTTTTGAATAACTACCAGCAAGCTAAGGGTGCAGGGTTCTTTCCGTTTACGGTTAACGACAGGCACATAGCAAGACTGTTCGGAATTTTCAATGAGAGTCGTGGGGAATTCATGTTCGATGTCGGCAGTAAGCCGGGACAGGACACATATCGCTGGGTTCAGTATCAGTTAGCCCAACTGTCAAAAGAACATAACAGCCTTATTTCTCCCGATGAAGTTCAAGCGGCATTGTGGTGGTATGCTAAAAAATACCTCAGCCCAGCCAAAGATCGGGCCTATAGTATGGTGGGTGGCGAGAAGGCGTGGAGAGAGCAGGTTGGGGAAGCCGGTAGTTATGCGTCAGCGGCTACCTATGCCAAGGCTGAACTGATGAAATTGCGAGCAGTGCAGGAACAGTTGGGTGATAGCACTGGAGGTCTATACAGAGGTCTTCCGGGATTTGAAGAAATGGATGTTGCCTACTCCAAACAGGCGCGGAAGGTAGATGAAATCATACCCCTTAGTGCGGAGGCAGCTCAAAAAAGAGGTGAGCGGGTTATTTTTACTTCGAGTAAGGCAGGCTTAGTAACCTTACAGGATGAAGCGATAGTTCGTCACGGCGGATTCTCCTTATCCGAAGTAGAGGATGCTCCGTGGAGTAAGCTCAAGCAGTTCCATAATGATTTTTTCAACAAGGTTACGAACCATGATGGGACTAAGATAAAAGCCTTGGAAGAACTTGAACCGTTGCTTGGGTTCAAGCATCACATTAATCGTGATGCCGTAGGAACGTGGAACGGCTTGGAGCCAGACTATGCGATAACGGTACAGGCCCGTGATGATGCTACGGCCAGTGGGGTTGCTGCCTTGGTAGCTGATGGATTAAAGCAAGACGCAGTAGTCTGGTATCGCCCTCAGAGATTTACCGCAAATGAAGCAGCGCGGATGTTGGAACAGGCTGGGGAAGAAGTGAGTTCAGCACAGGCTATCCGATTTAGGAGGTCGGACGGAGGGTTGTTTACTGAGCAGGAGCTTGCTGATTTAGGAGCGAAGCTAAATCCCGATAAGGACCCGTATGGAATTCAATTCTCTGCGGAGCCGGGATTGGGTGCGGCAAGGATATTGAACTATTCGGACGTAGATGATGCAGTTTATTTTGAACCTGTGGTTAAGCTGTTGAAAAAAGAAGGGCACGTCACAGAACATTTCACTCACGTAGGAGCCTATTTTGAAAAAGAAGACTATGCAGGATTTATTGGAGGAATACGGGGTGGTGTCGCTCGTGGATCAACCGGAACACCCGATATGGCGCGAGGGATCTACGATACACTTCACAAAGAATATGTCGAAACGCTCCGCAGTCACTTCGGAGGAAGCACAGGACGGCAAATCTACGCAGACGAACTTTCCCAAGGAGTAAGTGCTGCCCTCCAGAAAGGATTGGTAGACCCCGTTGCTCCGCCGGGCACACTCCTACAAAAGCACGGTGTGGTTACTAAGGGTGCCGTAGAGTTTAACGATGAAGCAAAAGACATCATTAACATTTTTGAGGCAGGTGACTTCAGTACTATTGTCCATGAGTCAGCGCATATTTTTCGACGGCGGCTAATTAATGCTGACGACATGGGCGTTGTGGAGAAGTGGGCTAATATCAAGGATGGAAAGTGGGGTGTGCGCCAAGAAGAAAGGTTTGCTAAGGCATTCGAGCAGTATCTACTCGAAGGCAGGGCACCCATAGAAGGCTTAAGGGGAGTCTTTGCAAAGGTCAAAGACTGGATGACCAACCTCTATCAAATGTTCAATCCTTCGACAGGGAAGGTGCCTGTCAGAATGAACGATGACATCCGAGGTGTCTTTGATCGCCTCCTTGGCAAGGGAACGCTTGAGCCACAACCAACTGGTGCCTTAGGATCTGAAGCAGCCGGAGCGGCTAAGAGGGCGCAAGAGCTTACAGGAGAACCGGCTGATATTGCAGACAGGATACAGGACGTAGGTGGATTCCTGTCGAGGTACTTTGGCCAGCAATCTCCATTACTAAGATACAACCGTGCATTTGGGAGACTGTTTGAAAACAATGCGCGAGGAGCGCACTTCATAGATAAGCTTTTAAAGACGGGCGACGAGGACGTTGCAACCGCGTCGGTTAATAAATACTTATTCGACTACGAGCATGGGCTAACCGATTTCGAGCGTAATGTTATGAGAACGGTGATCCCCTTCTACAGCTGGATGCGTTTTAACACGCCTCTTCAGATCACGGCTATGTTGGAAGATCCTGCTCGGTATGCCAAGATCCCCAAGCTAATCCAGAACATTGAAGGCATAACCTCGGAGTGGAGAGACACCCCGACTCCCGACTACTTTAAAGAATTGCATGCGGTCAGGTTGCCAATAATTATGAATAGCAAGCCTGTGTATTTGAATCCGAACTTGCCATTCCAAGATCTCAACAGGATGAACTTTGACGATATCGTCAGTTCGATGACACCGTTTGCGAAAATCCTTGGAGAGTGGATGCCTGAGCGCGGCTATTCGACCTTCATGGATCGTCCTATTGAGAGATACGCAGGTGAGGAGAGCGAGGTTGTACCGGGCTTACGGAAGAAAGACGAGAATGTCTTGATGACCATGGTCCCAACCCTTGGTAAGATTCAGAGGATGATCAAGGCAGGGAAACGAGACGAGCTGTCCACGCAGATGCTGTCGGAGATAGCCGGTCTTAAGCTGATGAACGCTGACCCACAGCGCGTGTTGATGTCTAACACCTATGCCGCAAGGGAAGCCCTTAGGGGTTTGGTCAAGAAGCTGGAGGCCGAGGGTGATATTAAGCCTACTCGACGACGCCGAAGACAGAGACGAGGGCGTCGAAGAAGGCAACGTGGGGGGGTCAGTGAGGTACAGCAACGATTAGTCGGGGGGTAGGTTATCAAAAATATTTGATATTCCTGCTATGGGTCACCCTAAGTTAACTTACGGGGACTTATGGCCAAAGGTGATATGGTGCGCGAGAAAAGTTCGCGCCTAATAAATCACCTTTTTTTACACTCAAGGTGACTCTTAAAGAGATCAACGAACACGTCCCACTCCATTACTACAAGGGGGTCTTGAAAGTCTCGTTTGAGGAACAGGCATTGGTTGCCGCTTAACCACTTCTCAATCTGCACAAACCCACCACCACCTTTTCGCGCTTTAACTTCACAGTCCCATTCTCTATCGGGACCAATTTTAATATCAGAGTTCAGGCTACCTCCAATGGCTCCGCTCATTGGCACTCGCCATGCAGGGATGCCATCCTTCTCCAGCTTCTTTACTAACTCTCGCTCGACTCGTGTGCCTTTTGTTTTTGATGATCTACCTCCAGCCATTGTATCTCCTTATAAAAAGGAGGGGCATCAGTCCTGCTCCCACAAGCCGAATGCCTCCCCGTGACACTCAGCATACCACAATCTCCCGTTGTGGTCAGTTAACAGGGTATGACGGTATTTCCGTCCCTGACGCCCCTCTTCTACCTGTTAGCAAATTCAGCTCGTTCGGGGACCCAGCGTAATGGCACGTCGTTAGTCGGACCGAACCTGCATTTCTCTACGATCAGTTCTACGTGAGTTTCAATATCGTTTTGCCCCTTCCAGTTTTTCTTTAGATGAGTATAAAACCCGGGTCTGTATAGGAGCATAACAGAGTCAGCATCCTGTTCAATGCCTCCCGATCCACGGCAGTCAGCCAGCTGAGGCTTCTTGTCATTGCGGCTCTCAACGGTGCGGTTAAGTTGTGACAGTACAATCAACGGCTGGTCGAAGAGTTTTGTAAACCCCTTAAGACCTTTGCTTATGCTGTTAACCTGTTCATTCTCATTGACACCTGCGCCATTCATCAATTGCAGGTAGTCTACGATCCACAGCTTGATGCCGTGTGCTCGTTCCATCTTCATCATCCGCGCTCTCATCTGGGGGATAGTTAGCCCAGATGAATCGTCAATATAGAATGGCCAATCTTCTACTGTGGCAAGGGCACCGTCTACCAAGGCAAGTTCGTCCACTGTCAGCATGCCTCGACGCAGACGAGTGACGCTAATCCCTGCCTGTATACACACCAATCTCTGGAGCAATTGTTGTGCGCTCATTTCCAACGAGAAGAATGCACACGGTTGCTTCTCATAATCAACGCACGTCTTGGCTATCTGGAGGGCCAGTGTGGTCTTGCCGATGCTTGGCCGTGCTCCTAATACAGTTAGTTCGGAGCCACAAAGACCATTTAAGGTGGCATTGAGAGCGTCAAACCCTGTATCAAGACCTGCGTAAGGACGAGTAAGTGATTGTGCGGTGCTTAACTCCTTGCGAAAATCGTCAGTAATGGACGCAATCGAGGTGAACCCATCCGGTTGACGCTGTCGTGCGAGTTCTTGTAAGCTGGATGTGAGGTGTTCGTTGAGGTCTGTCGCTGAAGCAGTGGCATCATCGCACTTCTTGACGAGGTCTGCGCCCATGTCCCTTAGCGAACGTCGATCAGATTCTTCAAGGATGCGATCTATATATTGGGGGACAGCCGCAGGGGGTGCATAGTTACTGGCGATCTCAGCCAAGTATAAGATGCCTCCTGTTTCCTCAGCCTTGCCTTCCGCGATTATATAATCTACGAACAAAGGCTGATCGAAAGGTCGCTTCATCTCCCGCATGGCGGACCAGATAGCAGCGTGCCGCGAGTCATAGAAGTCACGCTCGGTTACCTGAGCTTGCCATTCATCAAGTCTCCCGGTTTGTGCAAACGCGGCTCCCAATAGCCCTTTTTCCAGTGATACTATGTCACTGGGTGATCCATTACTCGGTGCTCTCCTCGCCATTTTCGCTCTCCCGTTTGCATGCACCTGTAAGGAACGCCTCGAAAGAGGAGTTAATCTCAGGCTTATGCCAGTATATATTTTCGGCTACGCGCAGTGGTATCTCGTAGCCGTATGTGTTTGCCAATTTCTGGAAGAACTTAAAGGGAGGCGTGGTCCCTTCCCGAAAGTCCTTTGTCCAGAGGGACATTAGTGATATGTAATTTTGTTGTAGGTGTATGGTGATCTCTTCTGCTATTGGCCTCGTGAACAGGGGGAGTTGATTCACGAGTGGTGTCTAACGTGTAAAACGTGACCGCAGTGCTGGCAACGCATGCGCTCACCGGAATGATGACTGGTGTCTATTTCTTTATGGCACATCCTGCATGGTTCTAACGTCCCACTCTCGTAGTCTCCGTATGCAATCATCTCATCTTGTATCTCACGCCGCCGTGCCGTGAGCGCATAGAAGTCACTGATGTGGGAGTATACTCTATCCCATTGTGACCTGTCTGGTAGCTCTTCTCGTAAGATAAAATCTAATGCTTGTGATGCTCTCATAGGGAGGGAGTAGGGGGAGGAAGGTCCACAGGAGTCAACCGCACGGATGGCGTCCGGGAATAGCGGCTGAGTAAGCCTCCCTCCCCCTTGTCATGTCAATCTGATGTTGCGTGTCTTACCACGCTCTCTTGTAATGTAACCAAGCTCTTCAAGGCGCATAAGGCGTCTCCTGACCGCCCCTGCTGTAATACCTAACTCTTTGGCGAGTTCTCGGAGGGATGGACATCGTCCCCCCGATAGCCTGTGCTCGACAATCTGATAGGTCAATTGCAACTTTCCAGTGAGCGCAAAGTCCAATGGGGTCCGTTTGCGGCGACCTCTCGGTACTCTGCGACCATGCCGTCGATCATCTTGGAGATGTGCTTGCATTGGTAATGTAATTGTCGCAGGGATTGATATCGATACCCTTGGCATGTGCATGTCCAGATGTCATCTCCCTGTGTGGCGTATGGATACCGTCTCACAATATACTCAGTGATGCCATCTGATGATAGCACTGTCCACTGCCGCCTCCTACTGAGGCTCAGACGAGATCGGGACATCTTCAGTCGCCCAGTCCGGTGCATCATCTTTCGGTTGTTCTTCGATGCCCTCTGGTAGTGGGAAATCGATCTGCTTGGCGTTGTCTGTTAGCGGTACTCTCACGCCCTTTCGATCTAATGCTATGACCAGCGTGGTAGCAGTAGCATGCAACACATCGTCAGACACCTTATCCTCACCGCCATAGAAGTTTGTCCAGATCGATTGGGCTCGCGTCAAGCATCTCTCGTATAGAGATTGCTGTTGTTCGAGGATATCCTCCCACTTCGGGCTGACCTCAACGCTGGGCGACGACGCAGACGTTGGCGCAGGGGCACTCTTAGTCTCCTTAGGTTGACTTGCCTCCGTCGCTGCGGGAGTTGCGGCAGGGATCGCCGCCTTGGAAACAGTCTTCGCGCCCGTCTCCACGCCATCGAGATTTACGGTACGCCTTTCGCGGTCCTTCACCCAGAATCCAGCCTCCGACGAGGCAACCTTGTGGGCCAACTCATACTCTGTGCGGTTAGCATCATTGGTTACTTTGCAGATCTCTACGACCGATCCTTTACCTGCTCCAAGGCCAATCAATTTATCCATGAGGAACGGTGTCATCCTGATGGACGCCTTGTCCTCGTCGTGATCGCCCTGTCTATCTGTCCATGTAGCGTGGACGTTAGCGGTGTATGATACGCCATATTCAGCATGCTCCCACCGCTTAACATCATCCCAGATAAACTCTATCGTGACTGGGATGTTGGTTGCCAATTTAAGATTTACGTATTCGTTCATAGTTGTTTCCTTTTGTTGTGGTCTGTCTCAGAATACTTTTTGGTCCCATCGCCTACTACTTGTGATTTCGTCCCTAACGAAACGTGGTCCCATGACAAGATCCTTTATGTGTCCCGTAACCTTGCTGGGAATGAACATGCGAGTGTCCCACCGATGTTGGCCGTGTCCCATCCGACTACGCCACATCGAGTCCAACTCATAGTCCCGTTGGTTCCGCAGGTTTGTCCCAAGTTATCGACAATCTCGGCGTCCCATCGGCAGATACATCATCGGCACCGTCATTGGATCGAGTTCGTAGTCCCATCTTTAACCGCTCGATGCAGGTGTCCCATGGGACAATGGGTATTGGTGTCGGCGAGAGGCTATATCGTTGGGTGCTCATGGATCTAACATCAGTCCAGATACAGTCCACGATTGGCACTCTCGACCTAACCACGTATTTTGCGCCGCCTTGCAGGCAACGCGAGTCCATGGGCTGGACTCATAACTATTTTTCAAGCGACTGTGTCCCCATTTTTGCTGACGCCTCCAACGCCAGATTCAAGATGTTAAGTGCCGCATTTTGATCTCTGTCATGTTCAGAACCGCACTTGGAACAGGTCCATTTGCGTGTCGATAAGTCTTGTTTCGGTCCGGTTAATTCCTTGCACTTGGAGCATTGTTGTGTTGTATACCGCTCATCCGCAGAGGCGATGACTTCAACACCGGCTCGGACGCCTTTCTGTGCGGCAAGGGAGCGCAGTGTGGCGATGCCACGGTCACGACCGCCTCGCCGCTTTGCCTTGATACCCTTGGGGCCAGCCTCTACCGCCTTGGTTTTGCCTTTGCGGAATTCTTTGCGGCCCTTCACCACTTTTGGTGGCTCCCAGTTGCCAATGGCCACGAGGCCATGGTTCACCAACTCCCGACTGATCTTATGGTGCATGTCCAGTCGTCTCCGTGCGATTGTTGCATGCAGGCGACGACGACGAGCGTTCAATTTCTTCCATCGATTGCTGGCCCGTTGGCCGGTCCTGCGATCCGGTCCCTGCATACCAGAGAGCTTCTGGGAGATGGCTTCCATCTTATCTTCGGCGGCATCGAGTGGACTCCAATCCCATGCACCATACTCTATCGATCCAGTGTCCCGATCTAATACTGCTGAGGTTAGTGCCGTGGCAGTACCGGGATCGAGACCAATCGCTTTGCGTGGGCATGATGGGACCAACTGATAGGTCTCGTCAGTCACCTCTAACGTCATTACGACCTGCCATTGACCGCCGCGCTCCATAACTGCGACCCGTTTTAGCTTATGGCCGTCTGGCAATGGACGATGCAAATTTATTTCGACTTCATCCATGCCTGTAGGGAGTCCCCGTATCTTTATTTTATTGCCAGTAAGGATGTCCTCGTTACGGAAGACCTGATATCCATAGGCATCCACTCTCCGCTTGTAATTGGGTTCTCCGGATGCTCCTATGCGGCGTTGATCTGGCGATGGATCACACGCCCGTTCAAAATTGGCCACCGTTCCACCAGAACATCCCGACACAGAGAATCGGATGCGAGATATCCCAAGGCGAGATCCGAAGGCTCTGTCCATGTGTATCTTGGCTTCGTATCCTGCATGGCGAGAGGCCGCTTGCAATAGCTTGAAATAGACAGGACGTTTTGGAGGCCGTGCTGGTCGGGTAGACTCAGGCTGTCTGAAGTGTGCGCGGAACTCAGTTAGCTCCGCACGGAGCAGTGCGTCACACTCTGCGGCCAACACCTTAAGGTCGCAGTGCCTCTTCTTAATATCAAATGTTTTTCCAAAGATAGTTTTGAGATCGTAGATCCTGCTCCACTTATCCTTTGGTATGTTTGGATAGGCGGCACCCACCTTCTCGATGGCGGTGCGTCTGTTTGGATTGGTGTTGTCTTTTTCGAGGCCCATGACCTCATGCAACACAGGCAAAGTCTTATAACACATAAGAGACCCCTTCAGCCGCTTGCGCGTAGAGACGGCGCGGTTGTATTGCAACCGACACTCCCTCATACGGCGCGTTAGATGCTTGCGCTGTGGGGCCGTTGGGAAGATACCATACTTATAGTTTAAGACGTTTGCCATTCGCACCTCCTGTGATTGCTGTCATTAAAAGTAATCATGCGAGCACCAATAGCAAGGGGGTAAATACAGATTCTGTACGGTAAGTTTACTTAGCTGACCTTGATGCAAGAATTCTTGCATAGGCGCAAAGTTATTTGCATTTTTGTTGTCATGTCCGAAACATATATGACAGTTTTTGGGGGGGCCGTGTCGGAAACTTCGTTTGTCCCCGACGAGGGCATGGAGTGGGATAGCTACGAACGAGCTTTTACTGCATTCCGTGAGATAAACAAGGTGGCTATGTGGGCATTGGGAGATCTGCTAAACTACGGTGAGCTTCATTTCTCTGATCGCTATACTCAGCTAATAGATGCCACTGACTATGACATCGACACACTGACGAGGGCCAAGCGTATAGCTCAGGTGTATCCGGTGGAGGATCGACGTGCGGCACTAACATGGGGTCATCATCGGGAGGTTGTAGATCTACCAAGGCCAAAGAGGATTGTGCTATTGGATCATGCAGAGAGGGAGCACCTGTCGGTGCATGCTCTCCGTGCCTTGCGTAGACAACTGCTGTCGAAGGGTAACAACCGACTCCCTGAGGATGTGGCCCAGATGCTAAAGGCCGCATCTCAGGAAGCCGCCAAGCTATTTGAAACTACCCTCGATGACGTGGACGTAGCGGAGTGGTCAAACTCCGTGACCGTCCTGCGGTCAGATCGATGGGTGCGATGCGCGGTAACGGTGCGCTTTGAGGATCAGTATTCTGCGGTCGAGCTTCCTGCCGAAGTACTCGACGGGCAAGTAGCAGGATCACCGCCACAAGAAGCAGATCAATAATCATGTAGGATCTCCCTCATCACATCGGTTACGACGAGGGTTGTTTCGACCTTCCGACCCTCGGCAAAATGCCTGTAGATGACGTGGATCTCATTGTTGTCTTCGTCCCCTACATCTATCAACCACGGCTCTTCATTCTTCATCAAGTCAACAATCATCATCCATCTATCCACCGTAGGTTGATCTGCGGATAGTATGCTACTTACCTGTTCCTTCTCCATCGGCACCTCCTTCTTTTTGAATTCGCCGCGTCATTGGCAGGGCTACCTGTTGCATGAAGTCATCCCAGTGAGCTTGGAACCCTGCTTCCAGCACCGTTCTCCATGCGGCTGAAAACTCTTCTTCGGTTCCATCGGGATTGTTAGCTATCTCTGCCATGGCAATCATGGCCCTTAGTGTTCGCTTGTCTTTACCTTCCGGTTCAACCTGACTGTCCACAAGAACCTCTACTTCATCAGCCGAAGTGATAGCTGTGTCTGCACCGCGAAGGTAAAACCCTTCGGCAATTGACCGCGTCTGCCGAAGGATCTCTAAGTTGTCTGACAGGTCCTTATCAGGCATTGGCTGGGTGAATCCTGTGCATGATTTCCATTACGCTTTCCTCCACATACACAGGCTGAACCTTCCGCGTGTCCTTCTTGAGGTAAATCGTAGTAGGCAGATTGTCGTTTACTCCACTGGTGATCACTTGATCGATGGACGTTACCGATAGCAACATCGGCAACGAATCAATCGGGCCGTCCAGCATGTGTGTGGCGAGATCTACTTGGACTCCCGTGACGGTGATGTGACTTGGTTTATTCATAGGCTTTGCCTCCTAACTATGTGATAGACTGTTCTTTCGGAAACTCCATACTCTGTTGCCAGATGCTTACACTTCTCGCCCTTACTCTTACGCTGTTTCACCTCCTCTTCTGCTTCTGGTGTAAGTTTTCTCAGGGTTGGTAGTGGTCCTTTCTTGCGGCCCGTTGGGACATGGACACGATTGCACTTAGGTGGGTTCACATTGGGCCACAGACGCCCACGGCATATGTTCCCTATTGTTGCTACGTGTAGGTCAAAGTGCTTTGCTAAGTCTTTCATCATTGGTGGATCGTCCAGTTCCTTGATGGGTACAAGTCCATCGTAAGCCATTCTGATTTGCCTAACTTCCTTAGGTCCTATCTTGGAAAATCTTGGATACATTTGCCTACCTCCTCTCGGTTCATATTCCACAGCGCATTGATGATAGCCACAACTTCACCAAGGTGTACCCACCCTTGCACTTCATTGCTCCCTTCCTTGAGCATGGTTGCATCAGGAAACAGCTTCTTCCATATGGATGCAGTTATGAAATACTCCTTACCTCCATTGCCATCGATGATAGCCACCTCGGCTGTGTCACTCAGACAGGTGAATCGTGATGCCTTTAGCTTGTCGGTGATCCCAACTCTCATCCATTTATCGTCTTTGTTTTCACAGTAGTTCTCTGGTCCAAACTGAACCGATAAAATAATCCCACTGGGAAACGTCAATTGAAACCCGGTGCCATGCATTGTTGTAAATGCATACAGTTGTTCCCTCCCTCCCATGACGCGCATAACATTGAGTCTCTTCCACTCTTCTATGTAGGCAGGAGGGTGAGCAGATTCTTTTCCCATAGGCTATCCTCCTTTCTTTAATTTGGATTGATGCCATCTGTCAGGGGGCCGACAGGATCGCAGGGTTCAAAGGTTATTTTCCATAGGCCAGAGTCAGGACAAAACCTTGTGTCTCTCATGCACCCACGTAGAATCTCTGCAACCGTATTGAGGTCATCGTCTTCTGCAATTTGCACAACGTACGATACCGTGTCTCCTTTTTTCACAGCGGCACACCTCCCTTTGGTGTATGTTGTCGCTTCCGTATATCGTTGAGGACTTTGACCACCTTCTTACTTGCCCTGCCAGAACGACGATTGATCTCGTCTTCTGCCGCCAGCTTTGCGTTGTATCCTCTATCGCTTTCAATGGCAAGGCGTCTTTCAATCTCCTCCTCTTCATGTTGGTATGACATCCACTCGTCATAAAGTGGATTGGAAATGGTTTGTGTTCGGCGAGAATCATATCGGTCCCAGTACAGGTGATACCCACAGTCACATCGATAGTGAGCACCGATACAGTAGAAGGTGCGAGGGAAGGTCAGGCGCAAGGCCATGACCTCTTCCCTCAGCATTGCCTCGTTGCATATTCGACAGATCATAGATCGTCTCTGTCGATGTCAACTACTCGCGCCCATGATGGAACCTCCCAGCTTTCCCTCTGGTTTGCTGACATGCCAATCCGCGCAATCAGCACCGCCATGCCTCCCTTAGGCTTTCTCTCAGGCCATGGGGTAAAGCCGTCTGTTACTACGATCACTACGTCAGGCCGTGGCTTCATCGTCTCAGCGGCATGTATGCCTGCGCTCATGTCGGTACCACCACCGCCACTTGTGACCACGTCCTTTGCGCTCTTGATCTTCTGGACGTCAGCGGCCACAGTATCAACGGCGAACACTGGCACCTGAGACTTACCGGAACCCTTGAGGATGCCGTCGATCTCGCTCACTGCTACATCCAGTATGCGATCACCGGATGATGTGCGCGACCCCATGCTTGCGCTGGTGTCTACTGCTACCACGATCTCAGGATCGTATTCGATCATGGCAGGGACTACGTAGTTGCGCCCGTCCTGCCTTCGGGATGGCTTGTTGTAGGTGTAGTCACTCTTGCCCCTCTTGGCTTGCACCGCCCTGCGTATCTGGGCGGCAAGTTCTTTGCGCCAATCTATTTTGGGGTTGAGGGTGTTGTGCGCCCAGTCACCAAGGTGCCCATGCTCAGTACCGGCAGGGGATTCTGCGACATCGTGCGCGATCTCGTTTATTAATCTTTCCTCTCTTTCTTTGTCGATGCCTTCTCTTGCATCGTCCTTTGGCAGTTCGTAGTCTTCCTCGATTCCGGTAACGCCTGACCCCTCAGAGGAACCCTCGGTGCCCTTAGAATTCCCATCGGGTGACTCGTCGTTACTTTCACCTTCGTCTCCACCCTCGCTTTCACCCTCGTCTTCACCCTCGTCGTCACCTTTACCCTCACCTTCATCTTCTTCTTCTTCGGGATCTGGTGGTGACTTGAGCAGTTCGTTGTAGTACCACTCTGCCGATTTGCCTTCGGGCATTATGCTCCCATCGGCCATAGTGTAATGCTCTGGTAGGCAAGACGTCTTCCAGCCCTGCGGTGGTGGTGCGTATCCTTCTTTCTTTAGTTGTTGATTGATCTCGATATCTGCGGCGATGTTCCATGTCTTTCTGTTCTCCGCAGATATGCCTATCGCCTTGGCCCTATCGCCGTGCTTGCTGATGAGATGCCTTAGCTCGTGCACCGTCAGCATGGCCAGTGATTCAACGCTCCAGTTCTTTACGCCTTCTTCGTTGACATACATCCTCCAGCTATAATCAACGCCAGCTATCGGAACTTCCGTACTGCTGATGGGGATCAGGGAAAAGATTCCCTTGCTGAAGTAGGGGCAGAGGCCATTATCTGGGTTAGTTAGAATAACCTTTGCGGCGGCAAACTTGATACTGAATTGTCCGTTCATGTTATCCCCTCCCTTGTTTTTTACTGCCGTAAATTCCAGCAACTTCCAGAATCTCGATGAATGTAGGCAACTGCGTTTGGGGCAAAGGAAGAACACGTCCTTCGTTTTTTTCCGTGTCGAGGAATGCCTGAGCTAATGTCCTCGCTTGCACCACTGCAACATCAGTCGCTTCCTGCTTGGTTGCCTCGACCATAACATCCCACGCCTTAATCCAGCGTTCATCGGTCAAGTTCCGAAGGGCGGCGGCGGTTACGCCACCCAGCAAGGCGAACCTTTGGTCGCCTCTCTCAGGCAACTTGAGGTCCTCTATCGGGCTGTCCAGAATCTCGTCCGGATCTTGGAGGTCAGAGTTCTCGATGTAGCTGAGAGCTTCATAGCCAGCCCCCTTACCTACCGCTCCAGCCAGCAATTCACCCCTGACGTTCTCACCAACACCGTAAGCTTTGGCGGCGGCGAGTAGGTCAGCGGCCATGTCCCACGTCCTACGTGAGGGCCACGGCTTACCTTGTTCTGAGTCCTCTTCGGGCATGTCGTGCAGAAGTTCCGGCTTGCTCTTCAGAAAACCAACGAGCAACGCCCTGACCTCTGGAACGTATGACTTCCAGCTATCTGGAAGGAGCTTAACCTCTGGATCGGGGAATCCAGACATGAATCCAGACGACCAAGAGTCAAAGTCGATCTCAAAGTCGTAATGCCAAAAGCGGTTGCTTGCGGCGGCGGTGAGGTCAAAGTTGCCAGCCACGTTGGTGTTGTTGGCGGCGGCTACAATCCGCACGTCATCGGGCAACTGAATGTCTCCTACCTTGCGCTCGTTGATAAGCTTTAAGGCGGCACCCTGAGTACTGGGAGTAGCCGTCAACAGTTCATCGCAGAAGACAAACCCTTCGCCCAATTCGGCAAGGATCTTTGCGTAATTTGGTAGCGCACGGTGCTGAATGGTGTTGCCGCTCTCGTCCTTGGCCATCCAAGGTATGCCGCCAATGTCGCTTGGGTCATAGTGTGAGAGCACAAGGTCCGGTGCGTAGTGGTGCAACGGGGTGTCAGCAGGTATACGTCCTGCCTCGATTGCTTCAGCGTGGAAGAAGCGAGCTACGCTGTAGAAGCTTTGCGTCTTGCCAGTACCGGGATCTGCCAACCATAGTGACGGCCATCCAGACTGCATCGCGATGATAGGTGCCTGAGTTAGAAAGTGTTCTTTTGCCATGTTAAATCTCCTGTAGATTGTGCTACATAAAGTGAGACTGCAATGATAGGGTTGTTCTTACTTCACGTCAACAGATTGCATCTTCATTCATACTTGGCAACGCCGTGAGCTTCCGAAACTTTGACCTGTATATCTTCCGCTTCACCTTGTGTGATGTTCTCCTTAATCACCTGAGGGTTACTTGGGCTTGCGTCATCAACAAAATTCTTGGCCTCTCTAAGACCTAAGCCGGTAATCCTGCGAATGACTTTGATCAGTTGTATTTTTCTGTCGCTTGAATGAATCAACGACACGGTGCATCGTGCCCCAAAGCCGCCCAAAATTTGCAGGGCCTGAAGGGCGTGTTGTTCTGAGATCCAGTCTCGTGCTTCTTCCAGACCTCCCACAGATACGGCAGACCGAAAGCCACTGTGCTTGGCGTGTTTTTTCACCTTGGGCTTTCCGTCCTCGTCTGATGCATGCGGTCGGTATTCAACTTTTCGACCAGACATGAACCCTGTGTTCCGCTGGTAGTCACCCCAGCTATCGAACCTATCCTCCTCTCCGGTGTGTAGTCTGGAGTGATCTCCTCTATACTTTGCCCCGTCAACGAGAAGGGGGAAAATTTCCCACCTCCTCTTTGCGGTTTTGTGCACAACGTATGAGGTCGCACTTGAGAAGTGAACTGCAATGTATTGTCCCTCAGAAATTTTGTGGAACTGAATTCCTGCCCTTTTGATAGGCAAGTTACACCTCCTTCACCTGAGTTATTTGAGTACTTTTTTGTCCCTTATAAAAGCTTTGCTTCTGGACAACGGCGGTAATTTTTAATCGCAACAGGCCACCCTGCATATGAGCACCGTTTACGTTTTTTTCTTGCAACGGCCTAAGATCGGGTTGATTAGCGGCCCAATTGGCAACCACTGGGTCAGCATCTTTTGCGAACCATACGAGGTCTCTGTTCTGGTCGTCTTTGAACTTGACCAGCCAGTACCAAGAGTGGCCAAACTTGGAGCGCATGCGCCGTATCTCTCGCAGGACAACGGAGTCGTTGATAACATCGCCCACGGCACCGGCAAACTCGACACTACGCGGTGGAAGCTCCCACGACTGACGTTGAGGGTTGACCGCTTTGTGATGATACACCACGGCCCTTGCGGCCTCTGCTACCAGACGTTGAGGTATGAGGTCATACTTGGTAGCGACAACCATATTGTGCTGTTCGTCGCTCAGGTCTGAACGATGGGCCACAGACTCTCTTACCCACCGGATAACTGCTTTTGCTCTCTCCGAACTAAACGAAGGGTCAGAGCCGGTGTTGTACGCCTTGTAGTAAACCTGATTGACAACTTCGCGTATCGGTTGCTCTGCCCAATATTGATTCTCGCGCTTGTCGATCACCAGATCTATAAGCTTTTCCAGCACGATGCTTTGCGCCATATTGCGAGGGTCAAGGTGCTGTCCCTCAGAAGCTTCTTTAGCAACCTTTTTCAGTTTGACAATCTCGTTCGTGAACCTTGCAAACTGGTCACCTTTGACGTTGTAGTCCTGCATGCAGGTGCTACCTACGCGAGTCTCTCGCCCGTCTTTGTCGCGCAGTAAGAAAACACTCTTGCGTTTGCGATTGTGACCGCAATGATCACAAGCACGAGCAACAACAGGGTCACGATACCTGCGCTCTATGTCACTGTCGGTGGTCTCAGCATGCTCTATGACCACGTTCTCTGCGCCGTCTTCACCTACGAGAATATCCAGACGGGCAACAAATTCTTGGCCGTCGAGAGAGATGATATCACCCACTATCTCGACGTTGTGTACGATCACCGCCTGCTCCTGAAGCAGTGCAAGCATTTGTTGCTTTGCGTCTCTCTGGTGATCGATCAATTTTATCTCTGGGAATCCATGCCGTTGATGTCGTCTGTTGATCCTGTCAACGTGCTGTTGCAACAGCGGAATGTTTTCCTCTGGAATCTGAAACTGTACCATAGCATATCCTCCTGCGGATATTGAGTTCGCACCGGTCAACGGGACCTTCCACTTTTTCCCGATGCAATTGTCCCCAACTATGGGCGGTTGCCCATAGTCACAAAGTCGTCTCCTACGAAATTAGCGAGTCGAAAAATTCGCTTGCGGCTTCAAGATCTTCATCGTCGATCTCGTCTACCTCATTGAGATGCACTATGTCGAGAGAGTTGAACCAATCGTCAATGAGGTCTTGCTCTATCAAGACCAACTCTGCATGGCGTAGGGAAGAGTTGAAACGTAAACCTTCTTGGTCGTGCATACTGCGTCTGAAGCTTGCCATTGTGGATCTCCTGTAGATTGTCCTGAGCGGACACCAACAACACGGGATTGTGTTGTTCCCCCTCTTACGGGGGCTGTAGATAGTGCGTAGGGAGGGACTCAATGTCCCCCCCGTCTACGCGCATGAATCACTCAGCTATTTTTGCAATCTCACGACTGACACGTTGTGCTATCCTTGCCAAATTTTGGGAGTGTGCTTCTGCGAGAATTTCTTTTGCCGCGTCGATTGCTTCCCCCAGTATTCGGTAGGTCTTGTAGGGTTTCCGTTCGGTGAGTTTGCGGAATCGTTTGTCGCTGACATATTCAAGGTGCCAGCGGCCATCGTCAGCGTGTGCAATGACGTCAACCATTGCGTATCCCAACTTGAATTCTGCGTGGTGATTTTCGACCACCCACCGGCTCTGTATCTCTACCTCAATGCGCTCTTTGAATGTCGGACGTAACACGTTCATCTTTGCCATTGTAACTTCTCCTATGGAATTTGTGCGGTAGCGTATGGGGCCTTCCGTTCTTTGCTACCGCGTATGCCCCCGGCCCTCAGGCCACAGAACCATCGGCCTTCCACACTGTCAACTCGGCAACACACAATGCAGGATGTTCTCCGCGTGTCCCATGTGGAAGACCTGCCTACATACGACATCACCACGCGAAGGTCCGAAACTCCGCAATGTGTCATGGTGTGGTTGTGGCTACGTGTGAATGTAGGACTGGCTTTTGGGGTGTTCTCATAGGCTACCGCGAGGCATGCGTCACAACCTCCCGACCTATCCGCAAACACTGACTACTCATTCACAAAGTAGAGCGCGGAGGTCCGATACTCCGCTGATAGCCTACGTCTTGGGATTCGCTCTTTACCCTGCAATTTCTTTGCAGGAAGCTTGACGGGGACCGTACCCGTCATCGTAACGAACTGAGTTTGGTTCAGCTTCCAGCAGGGGGTTAACTCTGCAAGACTTTTGTCAGTGATGCTTGCCTTTGGGCTGTCCGCTCTCGTAGGTGACAGGAGGTCTGTAGCTCCTGCGTATACGACCTTGTTTTCCCTGTTCCCTCTGGAGGACCGAAACTCCAATTGGACATCGTCTGTCCCACGGTCTCGGAAGGCCTGAAGCTTCCGCGTGTGCGTCCGTTAATTCGACCGTGTCTTGGCTGTTCGAGGGTGAGCAGGTCGGGACCGAAACCGACCGTGTGACGTCTTGGTTGTTTCTGCTCGAGAATGCTAAGCCTGATGTAGTAGCTCCAGATCCTGCGGTGTCACTTAAACGACCCTACTCGTGCTGTAGGCCATCGTAAGGTTCTGGGTCAGCAGTAGGAGGTAATATCGGGCCCCCTGTGTTCGTTTCGTTTTGTTTTCCTGCTGGGAGTTATAGAATAGTATACTTCTTCAGTATCCGCAAGGGAAAACTGCATGTTTTTTTGAGAAAAGCTGTCTTGAGGCCCATTTACAGAGAGAAATAATTTTTCCTCCAACCCCTTTTTTGCTTGCAAATTGGTTGTAAATAGGTCTCGCGCCGTTTTAGACGGGGCATTGAGACGAGCAAAACGACCGGCAAATATGAGGTGGTTTATGGCGCGTTCTGGACGTCCGGCTCGTCAACGAAACGACCTCACCAAATGTCCCTCGCAGTCAGCCGGTTTCACTGGCCGTCGATGTCGCCGCCTTGCCCAATCACAAGGAGCCCTTAAAAATGTCCCTATAATGAATAGGGACTCTAAGGTAACTGAGCATACCCCAGCTACATGTCACAGAGATTAAGGGAGGAAAAACTGGAGGGTGCTGGAGCGGTAGAAGGAGAGGGCATGGTTTCTAAGGAATTACGCGGCGATCCTTGGGGGAATCCTCGTAAGCCCAAGGGATACAATAGGTTACGGAATCATTTGCGAAAGGGATACTCCCTATAATAGGTATTATGGTTAGTATCCATGCGTTTCTCTTGCGTTCCCTCACGAAAATCCCTCTCCGTGGCCTCAGAAGCCCTAAGTCGTTGGGGTGCAAGGGGTTGGGGCGGAACCCCCGGAAGCGGGTCCCCCCATTTCCATTAGATTGGCCCCCCTCAAATTGGTACCTAATTTTCGCCCCTTAATTTGCCTCACGAGGTAATATTCGTTAGTATTGATGAATTAACAGGAGGATGGCCTATGGCTAAGAAGAGTACGGTGTCACTACCTGCTCCTCTGGAAAAGATCCAGAGGAAATGGGGTACTGTTAATGAGGATAGGGCAAAGGCGGTAGCAGTTGAGGAGGTGCTGTCGGCGTTTATAGATATGGATGAGTATTATCGGAGCAGGATAGATCGGTTGGATGAGCGTATTATAGAGATATCGGATAAGCTGGCTAAGGTTCCGGCTGTATGGACAGGAGATACGTCGAAGAATGAATGATCCGTATGGAGGAAGACCGCCTTTTGTGGCAGGGTCTGATACGAGCGAAGAAGCAGCTGATTCAGTGGAGCCTACTACGGAGTCTATGCGCCAGAAGGTGCTGGGGCTTATAAGGCAGGCAGGTCCTTATGGAGTTACGGACGACGAGGTAGAGGTTGCGCTTGATATGCGCCACCAGACAGCCAGTGCCAGACGGCGGGAGCTTGTGCTGTCGGGGCATGTCAGGGACACCGGTAAGCGGAGACCTACCCGCAGTGGACGATCAGCCACGATATGGCGTGAGAGCGTAAAGGATGGAGGTGGATATGCCCAGACTGTTTTGTTATAACGCGAAAGTGAGCAGGGTGGTGGACGGGGATACGGTGGATGCTGATCTGGATCTGGGGTTTAAGGTCTTTACCAAACAGCGGATCAGGCTGTATGGGATTAATGCTCCAGAGTCGAGGACACGGGATCTTGATGAGAAGAAACGCGGTAAAGCCGCTACGGCACGAGCCAAAGAGCTGTTGCAGTATTCGGATTCGGAGTGTGTTATTGAGAGCCACGAATTCGGGAAATACGGTAGGGCTCTGGGGACTATATGGTTGCCGGACGAAAATATGGTTGATGCCCTGAGTCAGGAGGTGCGCTTGGGGCTGGATGAGCTGAGGAGGTTTTCAGACGGTGAGTATACGAGTTTGAATGAGGTACTGGTTAAGGAGGGTCACGCTGTAGAGTACTATGGGGGTACAAGGTAGTTGTTTTGTATGCCGAAGGTGAGATTCTGGAATAGGCGTACTTCGACTAAGCCCTGTGTCCCTGAGAATCACAGGAGTCGAAGTCGCCCGTATGCCGATGGAGCCGATCCCATCACAGGCCCGAACATCGGGGTATCAGCCCTGTCCGGTCGAGGAGCAACTGTAACCCACTCTGATCAGTGGATTATCCGGCGACCTCCTCAGATCTTGCGATCCACTTCCCGCCTCGCTGGTTTGGATAAGCCCCATAGTACCAGCACATCTCCGATTAACGCTATTGGCCTCTGGCTCCCACTAATCGGGAGTTCAAAGGTGGCAAAATCACTAAAGAAAGTCAAGGAAAAATGGTTAAAACATGGGGGCGGGTGCGCTGTCCGTCCTGTAGAGGGAACGATGCGATAGTTACATCTGCTTGGATGCGTAAGGACGGCGACGAAAGGGTGCGTCGAAGGCGGTGCCCTTCCTGTCAGCATGAATTCAAAACTATAGAGGTGAGAGATGAAGACGCTATACATAAATAGGTTTGCAAGTTCGGAGCATGGCACCCGTTCAACGGTTACTTATGAGGATAGTCTATGGCATGGTATTGAGCGTCCATGGCTGGATAATCTCCCCTATGAAAGCTGTATCCCTACGGGCACTTATACTCTTTTGCCATGGAATTCCCCGCGATACGGAGAAGTTTATATATTTGTAGGAGGCAGTGTAGGTCTCACTGAGGGCGATGGTGCTCGCTTTGCCTGTCTGATTCATCCGGCCAACTGGCCTCGTCAGTTACAGGGGTGTCTTGCGCTGGGGAAAAAGAGTAGCGAGTATTACGAGAAAGAAAAGTCAGCAGCCGTATGGAGTTCTAAGGATGCTTTAAGTGACTTTCGGGAGACTATGGGATACGAGCCCATGCAGGCAATCATACGCTGGGTGCTTCCATGAAGGCTGACACACCTGACATTACCGCCTATTTGAAGCCTGTGTGTGGCTGGAGTGCTGGCGTGCGCGACGTATTTGCCAAATACAATTTGACCTACGAAGACAAAGATATCATTAACGACCCCAACAACTATGCGGAGATGGTCCAGAAAAGCGGACAACCGTTATCCCCGTGCGTAATGGTTAATGGTGAAATGCTCGCCGATGTCAGCGGCGAAGAGGTTGAATCCTGGATGCTACAGAAGGGTGTAGTAGAGCCCGCCACCGTATAACTTCGGCAAGATTCTTGAGATACTGCAAAAAGACATGCCAGCAGATGATGCGGTGGAGTACTTTGAATACAACATTGCTGGACTGGGGGTGGAAAATGGCCCCATTTTCATATCGCCAGTAACGCTATGATCTGGTTGGAAACGGTTGACAATGAGTGGATAGCAGTAAAGGATGGGAAATTCGATGGCGAGAAACGGAAATTTAACGACAACGAAAAAGTCACACTTATCGAAGGCCAAGGCGGAGGCGTTCCTGTCGAAGCTGGGCGAAGTGATGGACGTGACAGCGACAGCCAAGATGATCGGCCTGAAGTCAGCTCGCGCCCTGTACGCGGAGAGGAAAGCAAACCCGGAGTTCGCCGAGCGGTGGAAAGAAATAGAGGACGCACGTCTCGACCAGCTCGAAGCACTCCAGTGGCAAGCGGCCCTCGAACACCGAGAGGATCGACGCTGGGTTCTGTCCCGCCGCAGACCGGGTCAGTGGAGCGAAAAACACACCGTGGGCGGCAAGGTAGAGGTAGAACACACGGTTAACATCAAAGAGCTGTCTACTGAAGACCTTCAAAGGATAGCATCACGGGCAGTGGAAGCTGAGTATAGCATTGAATAAGGTTACGCCTGAAGAAGCTGCGGCTGAGATTCTGCAAAGGCAAGACGCACAGGATCGCCTACTGCCGTTTGTCCAATACACTATGCCGGGATACCAGCCCGGTAAGCACCATACGCTTATAGCAGAAAAGCTTGAAGAGATAATACGGGGGGAATGTACGCGCTTGATTATCCAAGCACCCCCTCGTCACGGCAAAAGCCAGCTTGCTACCATCCATTTCCCTGCTTGGTATTTGGGTAAAAACCCCGGTAAACAGGTCATAACTGCCTGTCATAACACGGATTTAGCCCGTGTTTTCGGGCGTCAGGTGCGTAATCTAATCCGTACTGACCTATATAGAAACATATTCGATGTGGAACTGGCCCATGACGCCAAGGCTGCTAATTTTTGGAACACCTCTTCAGGGGGCATTTATTTTTCAGCGGGTGTAGGCAGTGGTATCGCAGGGCGCGGTGCCCACTTGCTGGTAATTGATGACCCGATAAGGACGAGACAAGATGCGGACTCCAAGTCATTGCGAGATCAATTGTGGGATTGGTATAGGTCTGATCTTTATACTCGTCGGATGCCCGACGCTGCCGTTGTTTTAATCGCCACCCGCTGGCATGACGACGATCTTACCGGACGATTACTACACGAACAGGAGCAAGGGACGGGTGATACGTGGGATGTTATTGATTTACCTGCACTGGCGATGGAAGATGATGCACTGGGACGCGAAGTAGGGGAACCATTGTGGCCTGAATGGTATCCATTGGAAATATTAAATCAGACCAAAAGAGTGACTATGGCTTCAGGGGGACCCCGAGAGTGGTCTGCCCTGTATCAACAACGACCCATTGTCGATGAAGGTGCCTACTTTAAGAAAGACTGGGTGCGCTACTACGACTATAGAGACCTTATGTCGAGGGTAGATCCACTTGGAAAACGTAAGTATTTACATATATATGGGGCGTCTGACTATGCCGTCAGTGGGGATGGAGGTGATTTCACCGTTCACATTGTCGGAGGGATTGACCCCAATGACGATCTCTACATCCTTGATGTATGGCGACAACAGGCAGATTCCGATGTCTGGGTGGAGTCTGTTCTTAATTTAATGCGTAAGTGGAAGCCCATGCAGTGGGCTGAAGAGGCGGGGCAGATTGAGAAATCTGTAGGACCCTTCCTTACAAAGCGCATGAGCGAGGAAAAAGTGTATTGCCGCAGGGAGCCTTACTCATCTGCCAATGACAAGCCGACTCGCGCCCGGGCCATTCAGGCTCGAATGAGCATGGGAAAAGTTTTCCTGCCAAAGGATGCGCCGTGGATAGATCAATTTTTATACGAGATATCACGGTTTCCTGCTGGATCTCACGACGATCAAGTGGATGCTTTATCTTTGCTTGGTCGCATCCTTGATAAAATGAGCACGGGGCAAAGCCCGGTTACCCCTCTTTCCGAAGATCTTGTTCCTACAACGTATGGGGAAATATTCAAGTATAATGTTCGTACGGACAAGCGGCGTCCACGCGGAGTAGGGCGAAGAACGGGGATTGTTATCGAAGAAAGAAAGTATGATATCATCGACCCTATGATACCCTCGGAAAACTAAGAGTGCCCTTCAAAGGGGATCAGTCAAATCTGACTGACTTTCCGTCAAATCTGACGGGCACTACACATGTGGAAAACTTTGTTGACAAATGGAGGTTTTCCACACTATCTTCTTGTTAGATCTCCCCTTACTCCCTTTGTATACATATGGCGGCTTATCCTACGGCGGGTAAAGACCGTGTTGCTTATTGGACGAGGCGCATCGATCACGTCGCACAGCGACTTAAGCCGGTGTTTGATGCGTCTAACGTCCTTGTTAAGCAATACTATAACGAGTCAACGACCCAGCGTGAAGACGAAAATTCGTTAGACGGGGAAGCGCACACCTCTCGCATTAAGGCTAATCTGATCTTTGGATGGATTGATCAGAGCATAGCAAACCTCCTCGAACGCAACCCACATTTTACAACTGCTCCACTGAACCCAGAGTCGGTAGAAGGGTCTCGTGTAGTCAGTGCGATTTCCAATTACTGGTACCGGGAGACAGAGCAGCTTCGTCAAGACGAGCGAGTATTGCTTGATGCTTTCCTGCGTCCTTATGGAGTTAAAAAGCTGGGCTGGACTACGGATGTTGATCAGCGAGTGTTTGATATTATCAATGAGCCGCAGTTTGATTTTGGAGATGATCTTGAGCAAGACATCCTTACTCTTCTTACGGGCCAACAAACCCGGGTGTCTAAAGATCAGAATCACGAACTCCACATAGAAGCCAAGTCAAATTTATTACAGAATCGTGATGCGGAGATGCTTGAAGAGGTGGTGGTAATTATTGAAGAAAACCTCGCCGCTCACAAAAAGATGTTGGACCGTCCGCAACCAGATGTGCACACGGGAATTCAGTGGGAAGCTCCTTTTGGACAACGCTGGAGACCGGATCACTTTTTCTTAGACCCTCTTGCTCAAGACGGTCTTAAGGATGCACAGTGGATTGCCTTTAAGTCTATGCGGCGCATAGAAGACGTAAAGAGTAATCCCAATTACAAAAACACTAATGGCTTAGAAGCTTCTACCCGTCCTGAGGATGCGCCTTCGTTTAATGCACGAGACGGGGTTGATGAAGACGATTTTGGGTTGGTTACCATATACGAGGTGTGGGCAAGGGACTTTCCCATGTCGGGAGGCCGGAGACGTAACCACCTTTTTGTGTTTGCCGAAGGCCATGATAAGCCCCTGCGTGAAGACGATGAGTGGCCTTACACTACTATAGAAGACTTCCCTGCCGAAGTTATTTCTCTTACTGCTGGGCCAAATGAGTGGTACACCAAGCCGGTACTGACAATGGCAGGGGGAGACAATATTCAGGCGTTGACCAACGAAATACTGGACTCGGTCTTGTATGTTGTCAGGAAAATGAAGAATGTAATCTTATACGATCCCGATGTAGTAGAGTCGGACACGATAGACAATATTCTTATGTCCCCTGATATGTCGGTGCATCCGGTCCGTGGACTTTCTAATTCAGCCAATCCGGCAGTTCAAGTTGTTAACTTTGGAAGAGTCCCGAGTGACAGGGGCAATTTGCTGAATCTGATTCAAGGCTTGTTTGATCGCGCCGCAGGTACTCCCCAACCCGTGGCGGTGTCAATGGATACGGCAACAGAAGCTTCTATCCACGAAAAAAGAACCTCGGCGCGAGAAGCGCGGCGTGGAAATTTAATGGCTGAGTTCCAGACGAGAACGGCAAGGAAGTTCTGGCAGATGACCACGCAGTTCCGCCCGGAGAGGATGTTTATGATTCATCCGCAAGCGGAGGAATGGGCGACGGTCACACCTGAAATAGCCATGGGAGAGTATCGGTTTACTATAGATATAGGCTCTCAGGCCCAGTCGGTTGCTCTGGAAAGGAAGCAATGGCAGGATCTTCTTAATCTATTCAGCGGTTTGGCCGGACTGTTTCAGCAGCTATATGGACCGGAAGCAATGCCCAATCTTCAGAAATTGGCAGAACGCTTGTTGGTGCGTGGGTACAATGAGATGTCACCTGAGGAGATTCTTCCTGCTTTGGCAAATGTGCAAGGACAGGATACTAATACAATAGAAACGCAGGCTGCTATACAGCAAATGCTGGCAGGGACTCCCGGGGAGGCTCCGACTGAAGGGCCAACCGCAGGAGGCCCTCCTACTGAAACGGAAACAGGTGCACGGGCGGGAGCGGCTATGCCGCGTCAGTTTAGAGAACCTGCTCCGTCAGGTGCCCGACAGGAGGGTCAGGCTCAGGGACCATGATCGAAGAACTGTTTGGTCCCGGTAAGACGACCACTCGTGACAAGGTCATGGGGAAAAAGAAGAAAAAAGGCAAGAAACTGCCGGATAGTCCGGCACTGATGATTATTATGCTGGGAGACAAAAAGCACTCTAAGGGTGACAAGCATGGCAAACGGACTGATTAAAACAAGACAAAGGACCGATAAGGATTTTAGGCCGGGCTCCTTGAGGCACGATTCAAGGAAGGGGCCAAAAAGGAGGTATACTGAGGAGACTATTGACGCAACAGAAACGGCCAAGGCAGTTGCCCGAAGGCTTAAAGGTGGGGCAGAGGAGGCAGGTCGGAGGGTGGAAGGCAAGGTGGCAGATGTTGAAAAAAAGCTCCAAGCGGGTACCGCAAGAATTGGCGAGGCGGCTGAACATCTAAAGGGTAAGGTCTCTAAGACGGCTAAGAGGGCGGGTAAGTACCTGAAAGAGGGAGGAACTCCTACAGGGGAGATGAATACGGCTGCAATCCGCAGGGAGATTGAAAGATTAGAAAAGGAATATGATCCGAAGAAGGCCGAGCGATTTGGAGGAAAGCCCGGAAGCCGTAAATCCCGTCAGCGATCTTCTCATCGTGCCAAGCAGCGGCGACTCGAACGTCTGAGCGCAGTCTTAGTTGACCGAGAAGAACAAGAGGCAGGCTTTGATGAAGGAGTTGGAAAGCTTGCAGCTGAAGAAGAAGCAAGGTGGGCCAAGGAACAGGCGGGAAGGAAAGCGCAAGGGATTAACCTGAAAAGTGGCTCCAGAAGGCCACCTTCAAATATTCACACAACGGCCAGAGATCCCTTGCCTGATGATGATTCTCCTGAAGCCTTGATGGAAACAGACATTACATCTCCCGTTACACGGCGTGATCCAACGGTAACACCTGCTACACAGCAGGCAATTACCGGAGGGGGAGGGGCTCCTGTTACGGCGAGAGCCGACGCGACGCAAGTATCGAGTTCGCCAAATGTACTTCCCCCGGGTGCCAGACCTCCCGCTGAAGATCCCAACAGACAACGAAGCGTATTTGAGGGGCCATCAGGCCCGGCGACATCGCCGCCAGCTTTAGGTCAGGTCGTAAATGGCCAGATGGAAGCCAGTCCAAGGCAAGTTACTACATCTCCAGAGAGTGCGGCTCCCGTCGCAGGCGCAGACCCAGCTCCCGACTCCACGGTCGCCAGTAGGACTGAGCCTACCTCTGACATGGTCAGGGCGTCTGCTCAAAGGGTGTCAGAGACTCCTAACCTTGCAGACCAGATGACAAGGCTAAGGGGCGGAAGCGTTCCCGATGAGGGGCCTGATGAGATCACACGTCGGTTTGGCGAAGGAGAAGCACTGACAGTAGACGACGGCTTAGGAGATCATGTAAATAATGCCCGGGGAACAATAGATCGAATAGATGAAATAGAAGAGCAAAAGGACCTTACTACAGACGAGAGAATTTCGGCAGTCCTTGACGGACGCTCTGGTGCCAGAGAATTTAACGGTATGAGAAATGGGAAACCCATTTCTTATACCATTGAGGTGGACAGCGATGGCAAGGTCAGGGCTACCGGGATTGCAAAAAAGAATGTATTAAAGCAGATGCGTAAGGACTCCGAAAGCCTGCTTAATATTGCATTGGGCACTGATGCTGGTCGCAGCGAGGATTCTTCTTTCTGGGACAGGTTTAGAGAGGAACAAGCAGATCCGGCTAATTGGCCGGGGAGCTATGCCATTCCGGCTGAATATAGATCTCCAGAAGCGAGAGTTGATATGCTGGGAGATCAGTTAGTGGGGGCAACGAGCCTCGTGGGCGCAGGTCAAGCCGCAAGGCTTGCCGGACCAGCAGGTAGGGCAATAGAGAGCGGAGCAAGGAGAGTCGCTCCGAATGTTGTTGCAAATATTGGAAGACGGACTGGCCTTGGAGTTAATCCACTATTAAAAGCAGCCAAGGGTTATTTTGGGAGGTAAGTCATGCCACAGGTAGGCGGTAAGCGTTTTTCTTACGATAAAGCAGGGTATGCAGCGGCCCAAAAAGAGGCCGCTAAAACAGGTAAGCCACTGAAGAAAAAGAAAATAAGCCCTGCTAAAAAAGCGGCTTACGAAAGAATGATGGGTAATTAGAATGGCCGATTACGAAAAGTTCGTCAATCCTTCAGGTGGCGAAGTTCCCGATTGGGCAAAGGGAAAGGTTCCCAAGGGCTTTGTTGTTGGAAAAGCCAAGATGGCAGACTGGGCCAGAACTTCTGAGGAGATGAAAAAGAAAAGCCGTAAATGGCAAAATGAGGTTGGACGTGCGGTTGATAGAGCAGAGAAAGATGCTTTTGATCAGGTTCGGAAGTCTCGAAGTAAGCAGCATCCAGTAGGGCCACATGATCCTAAGAAGCTATTGGAAGAAGGAAAGCGACAGAAGAGGCGTTTGAAGAGGACGGGCCATCATTCGCCAAGATTAAAAAATGGCTATACATGGGAAGCATATCGAAGTGACGATGGTGTGGCTTCTGTGCTAATAGACACAACAAGCCTATTATCCCCTAAAGGCCAGTGGCGAATACATAAGAAAAAGGGCAAGTAAGATGGCTAAAAAAAAGAGTAGATTCAAGCAGTTTGCCAAGGGTGCCGCTCTTGGGGCGGCGGAGCAAAGTGCTGAAGAGATTGAACAGCTTATGAATGCACTTAAGGGAAAGAAAAAGAAAAATGGTGGGGGTGGGGGACTGGCAGACCCGGGAAGTCTCACGCAATTTTTGCCATTTTTAGCCGGGTCTGACCCCGCGATGAAGGAAAATGTTAAGCTTGTTGGGGAGTCTCCCTCTGGATTGAATGTGTATCAGTTTACATACAAGCCCGGCCTTGGCCCCGAAGGAGTCTATGAAGGCGTAATGTCCAATGAGATACCCTCCGAGGCAGTGTTAAAGGTTACCGGTGAATTCGATAGAGTTTTTTATAATAAAATCGACGTTGAATTTAAAAAGGTAAAAGAAAACTAATGGGATTTAAAGACTTTGCTCGGGGAGCAGCACTGGGGGGTGCTGAGCAAGTGGAGGAAGAGGCGAGGAAAAAGAAAAAGCGAATGGAAGAACTGGCTAAGTTAAAAAAGAAGAACGGGAAAAACGGGAAAAACGGGAAGAATGGTTTGCCGGACTCTGAAACCTTAGAAGACTATGTGGGCCTTCGTAATCAATTTACAAATGGCCCCCGCCACAGGCGTTACGGCCAAGGGATATAGTGCCTAATTACGATTACAGCTGTCCCAAGTGCTACGTCCAAGAAGAGCGTAGCGTCAAAGACAGGTTAGTGGCTCAATTCTGTCACTGTGGTGCAAAAATGAACAGGCAGTTTCCTGTCGAGGCGGCTAAGAATTTTCAGCCGTTTGAGGCGTATTACGACGAAGCACTGGACGTTGATATAACTGGTCGCGAAGACAAGCGGCATAAGATGGCGGCGATGGGGGTAATAGAAGCTGGTGATCCCGTTGGTGGGGCGCGAGAATTTGACAAGCATGCGCCCCATCACATTAAGCCCTTGCCTCCTCGTGGAGCAACGCTTAAAAGGAATGATGAGACACCTAAAGGTTGGCAAGTAGGAATTGAAAAGAATGGTAAGACTGTAGATGTTGTTAATACGAACGAACTACCTAACGCCTGAAATACGGCAAGTAGGAGAATTTTATGACAGAAATTACTCCCACGACCTCAGAAGTCGATCTGGACCATGATCGCCATGCGGACGAACCTGACCCTGACCCTTTTCGGGAGGTAATGGAAATGGAAGCAGAGGCAAATCGCGGTCAGCTTGAAACTCTGAGTGGGAATAATGCGGAAGGTATAGGACGGACTTCCGCTAATGGTACGTCTCAGAGCACCAACCAGTTGTCCGTACCGGATACATCTGGTGAGAGTGCCGGGAAACGACCGGGCATAGATACCGTCTTAACGGATGTTGAATCTCAAATAGGAGCAGGCCATGCGGATGTTATTCGTGGCGTGTTGACTGGTTTTCACCGAACGCAGGCGGAGTGGAAGAATCAGCAATCTGAGCTAAACAGCTCTCTTGAGGAGGTCAATGACCTCATCGATGAGCTGCAAACTCAGCGAGCTGAACGATCTCAACCTGCGCCAGATCCTAATGATCCCATAAATCAAGTAACACCAGAGCAATGGGCGTTGTTTAACAGGATGCTGGAGTCGCAGGGCATTCCCACAAGGGATGAACTCTCACAACAGCAGACAGTAGACTCTCAAAGAGGGTTTATACAAGACGACATTTCTCAGGGGATCGAGCAATTCGGAGACGACTTCGGGCATATAAATGAAGAAGGTAAATTCATTTATTCCGAAGAAGTGCAAGATGCCACGCAGGCAGAGTTCGACCGCCTGTACGACCCAGAGCGTGGGCCTACTGCCCGGGACCTCTTCTTTCTCGCAAGGCGAGATGAGTTATTGAAGGAGGCCGAGCAAAAAGGTTACGATACCGGGGTTGGCGAAGCAACAAATGGGCAGAGTGCACGAACCCGAAATGCTATGCGAGCTACTGTAGAGCGCAATTCGGCGTCAGGAGGGGAAATGGCCCCTCGTGTTTATGACGCAGAAAGGGACAAAACTCAAAGTGGAGCAATCGACTTTGATAAGGTGATAGCCAGAGCTTCAGCTGCGGCACTTCGCAAGATGCCTACGCTCCCAACATAATAGGGTAAAGGAAACATGGCTAACGAAACGAGCCTAACCCTAACGTATGCCCCGGTCCTGACGACCACGCTTATGAATGTGATCGACAGCGGAGCCTTGCATGATCAGGTCTTTAACAACGATGTGTTTCTGCAATGGATGCGCAGTTCTGGTCGCCTCAAGGTGATCGATGGGGGTGAGCGCATACGAATAGGTTTAGTGCATGAGAAAAATTCGACAGCCGGTTGGTATTCCGATTACGAATCCTTGAATACTACCGCGCAAGCGGGTATGACTGCGGCTTTCTATAGCTGGAAGCAGGGGTCAGTAAGTGTAAGTGTTCATGGACGCGAATTAAGGAGTAACAAAGGGCCGTCACGAATTACGAATCTCCAACAGGAGAAAATAAATCAAGCGGCATTGTCGTTGTCAGATATCGTGGCAACGGGTGTCTTCTCAGATGGTACTGGAACCTCCAACAAACAGTTGACTGGATTGGCTGCGATGCATGAGACTACGCCCGGAACTACGGCGTATGCTTCTGTGGACACAGGCAATACAAACTGGCAGAATCAGGTACAGGCTTCTGTTGGTGCTGGAGCTACTAACCTCCTTCCTAAACTGCGGACATTGTATAATGACTGTAAGCAGGGTAAAGGCGGTGCTGGTAGCAGCCCAGACTATGGAGTAACAACGCAGTCAGTGCATGAGACTCTTGAGTCTCTCCTTTTTCCGCAGGTGCGCTATCAGCAGAGTGGTACAGGCAGCGCAGATGCAGGGATTGGAAAGCTTATGTTTAAAGGTACGCAGATTGATTGGGATGACTATTGCACCTCTGGTGAGTTGCACTTGGTCAATAGCAATCATATCATGCTCTTTATGCATGCTGACGCGAACTTCAAGATGACTGAAGAAGGTTTCCAGAGGCCAATCAATCAAGACGCTTTGGTGACTCAGGTATTATTCCAAGGCAACTTGGCTACCAACAATCGCCGGAAGAGCGGCAAGTTGGCAGGTATCACCTAATAGGGAGATACACAAATGGCTGTAGGAGACTTTACTATTACCGGTGGTTCACGGGTGTCATTGGGCAATGCGACAATGATTTCTGGAACCGTTGAAGCGGGTTCAACGGGAGCGCAGGCCGACATTTTCCCGAATGGCTATATCCATAGCTTTTCGGTTAATGGGAATCGTGACGGCTTGGCCACCGCTGTGCCGACAGTGCTTATCAATGCCAGTGCGTCTGACGGAACGGCAGACAATGGGTCGATTTGGATCGATACCAATGTCTCCGGGCCAGAGACGTTTGACTGGACTGCCGTTTTTGTTTGACGGCTTGAATTAAGAGGAGAATTATAATGCAGTTTATGACCGCTACTGCCGCAAACGGGTCAGTACACGTTCAAGGGAGTGCTGGTGCGCCAGACACCCTTGCGTGGACTGCGGTGTTTCGGTAGTTACACACCTTATTACGGAGGTTAAATTCCCATGGATTTTATGGGTCCTAACCGCGAAGAAGCTGAAAAGATTTTCATCGTGGTAGAGAATGCTCAGGGTGCTGAGCTGGAAGCCGGTAAGGTGGTTGAATGGACAGCTACGGCGACTGACGCTGATCAAGGTAAGAAGGTGGAGCTGGTCGATTCGGCCTTGCACACCACTACTGGAATCGGCGGACACAAGGTTGCCGGAGTTGTGGACAGCACGATTGCCGCTGCCGATATCGGGCGTTTGCAGATTTTTGGACCTGCAAACGTACGAGCGAGCGCATCAATAGATGCGGGAACTATGGTATGTGCAGGGTCGATCAATGCCACTAATTTAGGGCATGTTACGTCTGTGGCGGGTCACGCCGATCACAGTCTTAGCCTTGCCGCTGCTTTAGTGGGATGGACGCTGGAAGCTGGTCCAAATGCCACAAATGCCACAGTACAGCTCTATTGCACATGATTTGGACGGGGAGGCCCTTAAGGGCTTCCCCCTTCATTAACTAACGAAGGGGTCTTATAGATGGCCGAGGTTTCAGAGAAAGCAAAAGAGGCACGAATACTGGTAGCTACGCCAAATTACACCAACCAGTTTTCTTCGGAGGTGTATACAAGTCACGTCACATGTGCTGTAGAATGGACTAAGTTGGACTTGACGTTCAATATGACCGTGGTTGGCAGGACGTTTGTGCATTTTGCGCGATCTCAGATGGTGGACCTTGCCCTTAAGGGAGACTGGACCCACATATTGTGGCTCGATGACGATGCGATAGTAGATCCGTCAGTGTTGCCACGATTTTTAGAACATGACAAAGAGGTGATGATTGCCCCGTATCCAATGCGGAGGCCGAATTATGAGATAGGAGTTCTCAGGTCAACTGCATACAAGTGTAATGAGTGTAGTTGGTATGGGTATCAGATCTGGTCTTATGAGACCCAAGAGGTGATAGTATTAGATGGCTTGGAGAAAACTGGCCATGATGAGCATGGCCCGATAGGATGTCCTCCCAATGACGATGAAATATCATGTCCGAAATGCAATAGCAAATCTTTATGGCGGGATTTTCACAACCACAAAAGCTACAAGAACCTCTCCGCTGCCCACAATCTTGAGAATGGGGTCATGGAAGTGGATGGTGGGGGCACTCACTGTATGCTCGTTAATTGCGATGTCTTTAACAAAAGGGGTGAAAAAGGCGGGCCATCAGCCTTGCCCCCCGAAGTTGAGGAAATTGTGGATATAATCAAAAAGAATTTAGGCCCTGAACAAATTGAGAAGTACGACCACTACTTGGGGGATATACCAGATGAAACTTCTACCTTTTATGAGGAAGATCAAGCTGGGAAGCCCTACTTTTTGATGCCGAAACGAGGCACTGAGGATATGTATTGGTGCTATCGGGCGAAAAGGAAAGACGTTGGCATCTACTGTGACACCGATGTGTTTGCGCCGCACGTAGGCTTTGCCCCAGTTATTACAAGGGCATTTCGGGATCAAATTGAAGCCCAAAAGCACCACTTGGGCGACAAGCAGTTTGGTGAAAAAACTAAAGTGGAGCTGGTAAAAACAGGCGGAGAAGAAGAAAGCTCCTTGTCTGTGCGTAAGCCGGGGGTGGAGAGAGGAAGAGTGGGGAATCTGGTGTGAATGCGCCGGATGGGAAGGGTATTATCGTTTTGCGATGCGATTCGTGTCGCAGAGGAATAGACACATCTCTTTCTGCTGGCAAGCTTTGTGAGTACTGCGAGGGTAGAAGATGGACAAACAGAGTGGGGAAGCTGTCCCTAAGGGAGGTATGGTGGCTTTATCGAGCAACGGGAGTAGTATTTCTCAACCCAAGAAGCCTACTGGGCAGGCTTATTCTGCCGAAGAAATGAGCCTTATTAGCAATTACGTGGACGAATCGGTTGCTGAGGTGACCGAGGGTACGAAGGTCTCCATTAGTCTGTCTATACACCATGACAATCCGCTGGAGGAAGGCGGGTTGTTCAACATTGTTCCATCGGCGAAGATGTCTCGCATTGGCAGGGATAAGGGACCATGGGAAGTGGACCCTATATTCCCGCAGAATTTTTCAGCGGCTGCAACCTTGTGGGGCATAGATGAGGGCTTTGCCCAGTTCTTGACTGGACTGATTCGATCCATAAGGCCATTGTCATGCTTTGAGACTGGCACTAATAAAGGTAGGTCAACCCGTGCGATTGCAGAGGGCTTGGTGGCAAACGGCACAGGCCACTTGACTACTATTGATATGATCGACCATGGGGTATCAACATCGGGAGCCTTAGCCCCAGAGCACGTTGATTACGTCACTCCCGTGGTGGGCAAGATACCAGATATTTTTCAGGATCATCAGCTGGACGGCCTCATAGAAATAGACTTTGCTTTTCTTGATGCAGGGCACACTGCCAAGGATTTGGAGATTGAGTTAAACTTTGTAGAGCAGAGACGAGCCAAGGAGTGTCTGGTTGTAGT